GGCTCTAATAGATATTCATCATAGAAATTGCCAAAGGATAAGGCATCAGACTGCTTAACAATCTTTTTCTTTAAGTAATAGTACAAATGTAGGGGAGACTCTTTTAAATATCCCAGCATGGAATTTGTTACATGAGTAATGTCATCATAATAATTATCATTATTTATTATCATTTCTTTTATCTTCGTTTTCATCTCTTGTCATTTTGTTTATTAAAAGTGTCTTGGCATTAATGAATTTATTCTTATAATCGACTTCATATTCATAAAGATTTTTATGTTCTTTAACGCCATGTATTACAGTAGAGTGATCTTTATTGAATTTATAGCCTATTTTAACATAAGACATAAGTAATATATTCTTTAATAAATACCATGCAGCAAACCTTGCTTCTGTAGTATTTCTTTTTCTTGATTTAGAATACATATCTTTTACATCAAATACTTTCTTGCATATATAAATTACATAATTCATATAAGTATTTTGCAATAATGCTTTTTCTATTTCTCCTTGATTTTTATACTTTTTCTTTACAAGTATTTCATAATATTCATGTTTGTTAAAACTTCCTATTCCTGGAAAAGACCAATAATTCATTTTATATTATTTAAATCAATATCGTTATATTTTAAAATATAATTAGCAAAACTTGTATTAACAATATAATCATTAAAATTAAATGTTGTGTTATTGCTTTCTAGGGCTTTGTGATATGCTACTAATAATTTTTGTAAATCTTCTTCATTCATATGTGAAAAATATTCAATTACCATTTTTGTTTTCATTTAAGTCACCAAAGTATATATCCTGATCTGGTATATATAATCCATGTTCTGCCCATAGCTTTTGCGTTTCCTTTATAAAGTTAGCAAATTCTTTTGTATTCATCTGGCTTGGTGTCTTACTTGTTCTACTTATTATTGGTACGGATAAGACTTCTTTTATCATAAAGTCTTCTCCAAGAATAGACTTAATATTATATGAGTGTATATCATCTTTACTTATTTCTTCTCCATAGAACTCAGTATAAAATGTTCTCATTTTAGCAACCATAAAACCCCAATAGTAGGCATTTTGTTTTAATGAACGACTATTAAAAAAAGGCTTTACTGTTAACATGACATTTTTGCCTTCATTCATTCCTTTTATTTGTGCCCATAATTCTAAATTATAGGGAACAATATGTCCGTCAAGAAAACGGATCGGTATAATCAGTTCCTGTGCCATAATATAATTCATTATTAGTGTTGTAAATAGAATCTCCTGTATATCCAGCAAACTTATTAGTCTTTAGCCTGAATGTTGTTTTACCTATACCTGTTCCACAGTTACGCCCTTTAGCTACTATAAGCTCTGCCTCTTGTTCTGAGTTAGACATAGTATTAGGATCATAATAATCAGGTCTATGTATTAAAACAATGTTATCAGCATCATTTTCTATACTCCCTGATTCTCTTAGGTCAGACATTTGTGGTCTAGATTCTTTTCTATTTTCAGCTTGTCTAGATAATTGCGCTAGCAGTATTACGGGTATATTAAGTTCTTTAGCGATTTCATTCTTTATCGTAGCACTTATATAAGCAACCTCTTGTTCCCTGCTTCTGCTATTATTGTAATATCTAATAAGCTGTAAGTAGTCTATTACTACTGCGCCTATATCGCATTTAGTTTTAAGATATTTAATTTTACTAATAATATCTCCCAGCCTTGTGCTATAATCATCTATAATAAGCGTTTCATCTTTTATAAGCTTAAATGTCTTTTTAAACTTTTCTTTATTGTCTAAATAATAACCAGGTT